TGCCGCCTGGGGTATCCACCGCCAGTTGATTCAAGCTGAGGGATTTGACCCCAGCTCGGATGAGTACTATGATGAGCTTGACAAACGTGTCCGAGACGCTTTTCCCCAGAAGTTTGGGGACAATGGGTCTACCACGCAGAGCAGGAGCCGTAACGTGCAAACGGTTGCACCTGCCTATCGATCCTCCGGGATCAACAACAGCGCACGCCGCACTGTCAGACTGACTCCAAGTCAGGTGGCAATTGCTAAAAAACTAGGCGTTCCTCTTGAGGAATACGCCAAGTACGTGAAGGAGTAACACATGTCGGACGTCAAATTGCCTTCTCTAAACCGCGCTTCTCGCGAGACCGAATCTCGTGTGAAGACCGCGCGACGCCGTCCGTGGGCACCTCCTTCCCGGCTTGATGCGCCACCAGCTCCTATGGGATACAGACATCGTTGGCTTCGGGCTTCGGCAGGTGGGGTAGAAGACCGCTCGAACATTGCAGGTCGTCTCCGTGAGGGGTACGAACTGGTTCGGGCGGATGAGTACCCCGACTACCCAGCATCAACGATGGACGAAGGAAAACACGCTGGTGTAATCAGCGTGGGAGGCCTACTGTTAGCACGTATCCCGGAAGAGACGGTTGAAGAGCGCAATGCGCATTACACCAAGAGAGCGAACGATCAAATGCAGGCCGCGGACAACGAGCTCTTGAAAAGCAACGCTCATTCAAGCATGCTCATTGAGCGACCAGCCCGCAGGTCTCGCGTTTCATTTGGCGGCCTTAAAAAGGCTAGTGAATAACTTTTTTCTGAGGATAATCAAATGGCAAATGTAGACAAAGCCTTTGGTTTTCGTCCTCTCGGCAATCTGTCTGCGACTGGTTCCCAGAAGCAGTACGGTTACGAGATTGATGACAACCAGAGTGGCGCGATCTTCCAGGGCGACCTGGTAACGATCGTCGGTGGCTCTGTCGTTAAGTTCCTTCCGGGCACGCACGCTGCGGCGCTTGGGGTGCTTAACGGCTGCTTTTATATCGACCCAACGTCGGGCAAGCCCACCTTCAAGAACTTCTATCCCGGTAGCGTCAACATCACCGAAGGCAAGATTGTTGCTGATGTGATCGACGATCCGAGCCAGTTGTTCATCGTCCAAGCGGATGAGGACATCGTTCAGGCCGATATCGGCAAGAACGCCGATGTCGTTGGGACGGGCGGAAGCACCACCACGGGTGTTTCTACGATGGAACTGGATTCGTCCACCATCGCAGATACAGCGGCACTGAACCTGAAGATTGTTGGCCTCTGGAATGTTCCGGGCAACGCTCTTGGGGACTTTGCTGTGGTCGTTGTGAAAATCAACGAGCACCTGTATGGCAGCGCCGGCGTCAAAGCCGTAACCTGATTCATAGGGACATAAAGATATGGCAATTTCACGTGCACAACTTGTTAAGGAGCTTGAGCCGGGCTTGAACGCCCTGTTCGGCCTCGAGTACAAGAACTACGAAAACGAGCATGCCGAGATTTACTCGGTCGAGAGCTCGGATCGTGCGTTCGAGGAAGAGGTAATGGAGTCCGGCTTTGCCGAGGCTCCGGTGAAGAACGAAGGCTCTGGCGTCGCGTACGACCAGGCGCAAGAAGTCTACACTGCTCGCTACACCCACGAAACGATCGCTCTGGCGTTTTCGCTCACCGAGGAAGCTGTTGAGGACAACCTCTACGACCGACTTGCTGGGCGTTACACCAAGGCGCTAGCTCGTTCAATGGCTCAGACCAAGCAGATCAAGGCCGCGGCTGTGTTGAACAACGCATTCACGACTGCGACTGGTGGTGACGGCAAGCCGCTTTGCGCGACGGATCACCCGACCCTGTCGGGCCCGGATCTCGCTAACGAGCTGGCCGTTGCGGCGGACCTGAGCGAAACTTCCCTTGAGCAGGCTCTGATCGACATCGCCAAGTTCACCGATGAGCGTGGCCTGAAGATCGCTGTTCAGGGCTTGAAGCTCATCATCCCGAAGGAACTCATGTTTACGGCTGATCGTATCCTCAAGTCGACCCTCCGTGTCGGCACTGCGGATAACGACATTAACGCCGTGAAGAACATGGGCATGGTGCCGCAGGGCTACACCGTGAACCACTTCCTGACCGACCCGGACGCTTGGTTTATCAAGACCGACGCCCCGAACGGCATGAAGATGTTTCAGCGTGTGGCTATTAAGACTGGTTTCGAGGGTGACTTCGATACCGGCAACGTGCGGTATAAGGCTCGCGAACGATACAGCTTTGGATTTTCGGATCCGAGAGGCTTGTTCGGTTGCCCGGGCGCTGCCTAACAGCGGCAAAAAGAGGGGGGTCGAAAGACCCCCTTTTTTTATTGGATTTGCTGGCTTATAGTTAACTGATTCCGGGGTAATTCGGGTACGTCTGACAGACCCGGCTGACGACATGCAGACAGCCGTACCTAACTCGCATGTGAGGACAATTTAATGGCGACTACTACTTTTTCTGGGCCGGTCGTTTCTAATGCTGGATTCAGCTCTGACGACACCTTAAATTCCGCTGATTTATCAACGGGATCCTACAATCTTACCGACTTTACCGTTCGTCCCGCGTCTACTTGGACGGGCACCGTTGCCGCTTTGGTGGGTGCAGTAAACAGCCGCACTGCTGGAGTTTCTGGCGGAACGGTCTTTGGTTGCTACGCCCAAACTTCGTTGGGTTCAGCAGCAACAACCGTCATCACAGGAATGAATGCCGCGGTGTACGGCGTGGTTGACGTTGGGGCAAGCACGAACGTCGGTGGCTGCTATGGTGCAGCTTTTGACTTTACTTCTTTCGTTGGCTCAAGAGCCTCTCGTCCAACTGCCTTTATCGCTTTTGGTGATCAGGCGCAAAATAGCCTTGGTGTGCTGAATCTTTTTGAGGTAGGCACCACGGGCAAGAACGTAAGTTCAGGCGCAAGCGGTAGTGTGTTGTTTACCACAGTAGCTCCGGGTGGCGCACAAACGGGTTCTCTCCGTGTTCTAGTCAACGGAAATATTCGTTACATTCCGTTGTATAGCTCACAAGTATGATTGAACATGATTTAAACGAACGGTTATTGGCCTTGGATGCCCAGCGAATTCAGATGGAAGCAAATCTAAATGCAATCGCTGGTGCCATCCAAGAGTGCCGATACTGGTTGAGTAAAGTGCAGCAATCAGCACAGAGCGAGACTGTAACATGAGCTTTGCAAGTGACATTAAAGCTAAAACAATCAGTGCTACGGGTACCATGGTCAATGGTCGTACGCGTATTGCAGGGGTTTACTACACCTGCACGGGTACGGCTGCTGCGATCACCCTGAAAACGGGCGGATCGGGTGGTACGACGGTGATGGAAATCAAGACGCCGGCGGCTGCTGGCGCCTATGTCTTCGCTATCCCGGACAATGGTATTTTGGCCGAAGACGGCGTGCATGCCACGCTGTCTTCGGCTGAAGTCCTTAGCGTCACCGTGCTTTTTGTAGGCGGAGCGCCTGCGTAATGAGGCGTAACGGCATGGGCATGGCTTTTCGTGGCGGCGGTGCCGTTCGCAAAGGCATGGGCATTGCCACATCGGTCAAAAGCGGCAACTTTCGCCCTACGAAACAGGGTGCGGGCATGACCCGTCAGGGCGTGGCTGCGTATCGCCGTGCCAATCCCGGCAGTAAGCTTCAGACGGCTGTGACGGAAAGCAATCCGGGTACTGCCCGGGCCAAACGACGCAAGTCGTTTTGTGCGCGTTCCGCCGGTCAGATGAAGATGTATCCAGAGGCGGCCAAGGATCCTGACAGCAGGATCAGGCAGGCTCGTCGACGATGGAAGTGTTAATCCTTAAGGAGTAAATGACAATGCCCGGTAAATTAAAGATGGTGATGAAGGGCGGGAAAAAAGTCCCGGCCTTTGCTGCCGACGGCGTCGGCAAGATGAAAAAGGGTGGTACGGCTGATAAGAAAGGCCGTGCCATGAAGAGCAAAAGCACTGATTCGCGCGGTCGCGCGATGCGAGGGTATTAAAATGGCAGGTCGTGGAATGGGTGCCGCTGTCAAAGGCGGTGGCGCAATAAGCAATGGCCCGGGGAACAAGATGCTCTCTGAGCCTAGCATGACGACCGGCAAGGTCGCGATGCTGGGCGACGGTGGCGATGTTAATCAACATAAGCGCATGGCCATGGGCATGATGGACGGCGGCATGATGGACAGCGGTATGCCGATGCGCGGCTACAAGAAGGGCGGTGCGGCCAAGAAGAAGAAGAAGGTCAAGAAGATGCGCATGGGCGGATCCTTCGACTAATCGATGGCTACGTCGAACACCACAAACTTCAACCTGTCGATTGACGACCTGGTTGAAGAGGCATTTGAGCGTTGCGGCATGCGGCCGACGAGCGGTTACCAGCTCAATTCCGCACGCCGCTCGCTCAATTTGCTGTTTTTGGACTGGGCCAACCGTGGTTTGAACCTTTGGACCATTGAACAGGCGACTTATACGCTGACGCAGGGTACGGCAGAGATCACTTTGCCCACTGATACGGTCAATGTGCTCGAGGCGATCATTCGCCAGACCAGCCAGGGCATCAACAGTGATGTCTACATCGAGCGGATCAGCCGCGAGGACTACCTGAACGTCCCGAACAAGACTTCTCAGGCTCGGCCGGCGCAGTTTTACGTACAGCGCGCCAATCCGACCAAGGTTTTCTTCTATCCGGCGGCGGATCAGACATATACGTTCGTGTACTACCAGATTCGACGCATTCAAGATGCTGGGGGGTACACCAACACGGCGGATATCAACTTTCGCTTCCTGCCGTGCTTGGCTTCGGGGCTTGCGTACCAGCTTTCGCTCAAGTTTGCCCCGGATCGGACGGCTGCGCTAAAGGCCATCTACGAGGAAGACTTCCTGAGAGCTGCGATGGAGGATCGGGACACTGCCAGCGTGCAGTTTGTGCCCGACATGGGGTTCTAAATGGCCTACGCAAGTGGCAAACACTCCTACGGTCTCTGCGACTACTGTGGTCAACGGTACGAATACAACACCCTGCGTAAGAACTGGAAGGGGTTCATGGTGTGCCCGGACGATTACGAGCCGAAAGAGCCCCAATTGGAGCCTTTGCGGTACCGCGGAGACGCCATTGCGCTGCGCGATCCGCGTCCAGACCGCATTGAGCCCGTCTCGGTGTTCGTGGGTGCACCCGGATTTAGTGCATTTCAGAGCTTTGGAAGTGCCCGAAACACGAACGATATGCGACCATACGTCGTTGGGCAGGCGTTAATTGCCCAAGGTACGGTCGGATCGGTCACGGTGACGACCACATGAACTACAGCGAGCTTGTTACGAACATCCGAAACTACTCCGAAGTGGGTAGTAACGTCTTTACGGACGCCGTAATCAACAACTTCATTACTTTCGCGGAGAACCAGATCCTTCGCGAGATCGATTTGGACGTTTTTAAGCTCGAAGTCAGCGGAAACATGACTTCTGGCAACAAATATCTGACCTCCCCGAGTGACATCCTCACGCATCGTTACATGATGATCACCTCGGGCAGCGATCAGATCTTTTTGGACTTCCGTGACACATCCTTTATGAAGGAATACTGGCCCAACGGGGCCACCACGGACATTCCCAAGTACTATTCGGTGTGGGACCAGAACACGTTCTACATTGCGCCCACCCCGAATGCGAACTTCGTGGTGGAACTTGGCTATATCTACCGCCCTACCCAGCTTTCGTCGACCAATACGACGACCTGGATCAGCAGTAACGCCCCGGAAGCCCTGTTTTATGCTTGCATGATTCAGGCATATAGCTACACCAAGGGTCCGCCGGAGATGATGCAGTACTTCCAGAACTCGTACCGT